CCACCGCTGATACCACTCGACGCCTGCATTGGAACGGCTGGGCCGATCGCCCCGTAGGTGCCATCGAATGTCGTCGCGTTCCCGGACATGAAACTCGAAGGCGCGCCCTCGGTCTTCGGAGTCGAGATCGTGAACGTGAAGTTCCGCTTCGGATCCTCGTAGCGAACATCCTGAATGACCTGATCGTTGCTTCCCATCGGCAACCACGCGGTCAACTTGTTGTAGAACGATCCGAGGCGACGCACCTGAAACGTGAACGCGTCGGGAGGCATCTTCACATCAGCCAACTGGCCGAGCGCGTCGTAAGCCTCGATCTCCGTGATGGTGTCACCGGAAACATCGGGGGTCACCGGCCAGCGTGCGACCTGCCCATAGAACAGATCGTAGGTGACTGCGTTGTAGGTGGCCTGGACCCGAATGTCTTTCCGTGGCGTCAGGTTCCCGGCATACGGGGACGATGCGTTGAACGGGTCCAACGCCCGATCCCGATTATCGAGAGTCAGGGACAGGCTGCCCGTCTGATAGTCGGTGCGTTCATCGGTACGCCCGAACCTGACTGAGCCGGCCCGAACGCGTGACGTGATGTCCGTCCACGTTGTGCCACTGCCCGGATCGTCAGCGAACGCGACCTCAACCTTCAGGGTCGGAAGGGTCGGCACGTCACGCCACCAGCCCGGCTGGCAGAGACCCGTTCCTTCGGGACCATGCCTGGAGCGCATCGACGACGGCAGCACCCACGTCGGCGGGGCTCGAGAGAGGTGACGCCGCCACGTTGATCGTGATGTTCGTACCCATCCCATTCGCACGAGAGAGCGGGACGATCGCTTCGGGCCCGGCCTCACCGATCATTGCGATCGTCGGGCTCGTAACGATTCCGCCCTTGGCGAGGCGAGGCAGGTTCACTCGCCCGAGTTCGGGGAGATCAGGACCGGGAAGCAGGTTGATGCCGCGCACCATGAGGTTCACGCCGCGCACGAAAGTGTTGATCATCGATTCCCAACCACCGATGATCAGATTCAAGATTCCCTTGATCGCCCACCAGATGCCCTGGACAGCACCGACCACGACGGTCCTCACGAGTTCGAATGCTGCACCGAACGCTCCAGACAGGATGCCGCCGATGCCACGCACCGCGCTGACAAGCCCGTCGAGCATTCGTCCCCAGTCGCCAGAGAACAGGCCGAGGAAGAAATCGAACACACCCTTCAGGACGTTGAAGATGCCCTGGACGATCTTGAGGAGGTCGTCGCCGAAGGTGTTCCAAACCCACTTGATGTAGCCCACATACATTTCGAAGAGGCCACGGATGACTTCGAAGACGTTCTGGATGACCTTCTGAATGTCGGGCCAAGCCGTCTTGAAGTAGTCGATGACCGACTGGACGACGTTCCTGAAGCCCTCGAAATGGTTGTAGGCGTAGACAATGCCGGCGGCGAGGGCGGCGATCCCGACGATGATGAGACTGACGGGGTTGAAGAGGCTCGCGATGGCAGCACCGAGGGCGACGATGCCGGCGATCGCTGCGGCACCAGCAAGGACCCCGATGAAGACGGCGACGACTTCCTTGTTCTCGCGTGCGAAGTCTGCGACCTTGCGGAATGCTGCGACCAACTTCTCGCCGAGCATTCGCACGAATGGCTCGAGGCGCTCCCGCACCTTGTCGAACGCTTCCCGCAGTTTCGGCCCGTACTTCTCGGCCAGTTCCTTGATTGCCGGGATGACCTTGTCTCGCAGAAACTTCGTCAGGCTTTGGAAGATCGGCAGCAGTTTCGCTCCGATGTTCTCCTGGAGGTCCTGGAACATTAGAGACAGCGTCTCGGAAGCAGTCGTGCCAGCGGCAGCAACACCACCGACCTGACCCTCTACCTCATTGAGGATCAGTTTCTGAGCGCCAAGAAGATCGCCACTCTCGACGAGTGTTTGGATCTGAGCCTTCTGTTCCTTCGTGAACGTCACACCGGCTTTCGTCAGCATCTGGACGCCACGAACTGGATCCTGCAACGCCTTCCCGAGTGCCTTAGCGGCAGAGTCCGTGTCGCCGAATCCGGCAGCCGCTAGGTCAGCCAGGGCCTTAGTTGAACGATCGAAGACTCGATTGCCCTTGCCGGCCTCGTTGCGAACGTTCTTGAACGTGAGGAGGATGCCGTAGGACTTCTTCAGGACCTCATCATCGACACCGACGAGGTACTGCTGCTTCGCTGCGTACTTGTCGATCTGTGAGGCCGTGACGTTCGCTGCACCGCCGGTCGCCTTGATGACCTGGGCGACTCGCTTCTGAACCTGTTCGGCTTCCTCAGCAGCCTTCAACGATTTCACGGCGAACACACCGGCGGCACCAGCAGCCGCGCCGAGTCCGAGCCCGACGTTCCGCCCGAACTTTTGGAACTGCTTGCCGAGCGTCTCGGTCTGGCCACTGATCTGGCCAAAGGTCTTCCCAAGTCGAGATGCATCGGCGAGGACTTCGACAACGAGTTTGCGAGTCTTAGCCATCGTCGCTCCTAGTCCGGGAACACTTCACGCATGATGCGGTCGAGGCCCTGAGCGTACATTTCCTTGATCTCGTCGGAGTAGTCCCGCATCGTCGGGAACAGGAAGTAACCGGTCTGGCCGGTCGCTTCCTTGCTGTACGGCAGGAACTGATTCCAACCTTTGTCGCCGAAGTATCGCTTCCGACGTTCCGACACCATTCGTGGTACGTCGTGGTCGGCACCGAACTCGGCACCACCGAAGAACGGCATCGACGCACCGAGGCCACCGGACTTCGGCTTGCGGCGATCGTTACCGCCGATCAGTTCGGCACGGATCCCGCTCTTCCGCGAGATCAGACTCTTCGCTGCGCGGGCCTGTTGACGACCGATCCAATTCGCACGAGCAACGGCCTTCTTGCGGACGAACTCGGCGACCTCATAGTTGTGCTGCTTGAGGAGGTCGTAGCCTCGAGGGCCGCCTTCACGCTGAACCTTGAGCAGTTCTCGACGGAACTCGTCCAGGCCGCGCACGCCGATCTGCTTGCCGCCGATCCGCTGCACATCTCGGAATGAGGAGACCATCAGGATTTCGCTGCCTCTTGAGCCCGTCGGACCATGTAATCGTGCATCGCCTCAAGCATCCCCGGAGGAGCATCCATCAGATGCTGAGGCGCGATGCCGGTCTCGACCGCCATCGACGCAATCACATACGTCAGGGATTCCCGTCGAAAGGGACTGACTCCGTGTCGAGATCGACGCTGACGACCGTGTCGAGCCAGGTGTCGAACACCGTCACCTGTTGGCCGGCAGCGTGGGCTGCCTTCCATGCGAGCCAGTAGACGTGCTCGAGCCGTTGCTCGTCCTGGAATGCCTTGCCGACTCCGACCTTGTAGAAGCGTTCGAACTCGACGAGGACCTTCGGGGTGACCGGAAACGTGGCCTCCGAGCCGTCAGTCTTGACGACCTTGACCGACCACCCCTGCATCAGGACGTGCTCTTCGTGATCAGACCCGAGACGGGCCAGGTCACGTCAGCGGTGGCGAGTTCGCCGACGGCACCGTTCACCGGAGTCCACGAGGTGCAGAGCACCGTGGCCGAGTACGACGGGTTCGTGCTGGTCGTCGTGGAGTTCACGGGCTTGATCGTGACGGTCGTCGTGCCGCCGATCAGCGGGTAGATGATCGCCTCGACGTTCGAGCCGGTCGCGAAGTCCTGGTGGAACGAGAGGCTGATCTCGTTGTTCTCGAGCCCGCCGACGCGCGTCACGCCGGCACTGGTGCCGGAGGTGAAGGCGGTCGTCTCGACCTCGTTGATGTTGCGGGTGATCGTCACCGACGCGATGTGGTCGGAGAGGTCCACCGCGTTGACGGTGATGACCGGGTTGACGAGAACCATCTTGGCCATGTCTCAGTGCTCCTCAGGGTCGGCCTTTGCGGCCTTGATGGGGGTGATGCATCCGGCCTCGATGAGGACCGGAATGTTGATGTCTCCGAGATCTTCCTCGGTGACGGTGTCGCCGGGCTGCTTGCCGGCGACATTGAAACCGCCGGTGATCTTGTAGGTCTTCATCGTCATCCTACGGGTAGACGGTCACGCTGAAATCGATCGTGACGTACTGAACATCCCCAGCATTGACACTCGCAAGATTGCCTCCTCGAGTGACGATGCACGTTTGGACGATGCCGTCGAGAGTGCGATCGGCTTCGATGGCTGCTCGAATGCTCCGGTCCGAATCGTAGGACAGGAAGTCGTCAATGGACCGTTGTGTAGTGCGGTCCGATGTTCGCCCGATGATAACCGTCACCGTGTACGAATGGACCGGGTTCCCACCGGAGAATGCACCGTGGTAGTCGATGCTCTCGATCCCGACGTATGCGACGGGCGGGTTGATCTGATCCGGCAGGTAGTCGTACACCCGAAGGCCGGGGACGACGGTGAGCGCGTTCTTGAGGGCCTCGGTGATCTCGCTGACGGTACTCATGCGACGAGGACAGCCTCTTTGCGGTAGGGCTTGATGAGGGCCACGGCCGACGGATGCAGGGCGCGCAACGACATGATCCCGGTGTCGGCGATGGCCGTCGCACCGAATGGGGTGTCGAATGCCTTGAACAGGGCCTCGGCCTGGAGGATGGTGGCAAGTTTGATCGGCGTCGGGACACTGGCCCAGCCCCAGCGGGCCGTGACCTGCACGAGGGCTTGCCCTCCGTCTCGGGGGAAGGCGAGGCTTCGGATCGCTCGGATCTGCGTGTAGGGCCATGCTTCGCCCTGGAGCCGGCCGTTGAGGGGCTCGAGTTGGTAGTCGCTCGAAGTCCAGGTCTGATCGAACGTCCCGGTCGCTGCGCTATCGGTCTTGATGATGAGACCGCTCGTCGTTGAGATGTCGTCGGTCAGCGTGAGGAAACTGTGATCGGCGACGTAGACGCGTGCGCTTGCGTTCGCGTCTTGCGTGAAGGTGCGCTGGCATTCCTTCTCGATGAGGCGGCTGGCGGCCTCAATCGCCATCTCGATGCGAGTGTCGTCCATCGAGTCAGCGATACGGAGCGCACCCTTGACATCGGAGAGGGTGCAGAGACCGTTTGTGATTGCCATGTCAGATTCGCTCCGGGGTGGTCAGCCAGAACCAGTGTGCTGCGAGGGCTAATGGTACCCATGCAGGCGGGATGATTGTGGCTGCTGCGAGTGCGAGTGCTGGGCCGGCGGCGTGCTGATAGAGACGCACGGTGTCGGTCGCTACAACGAGTTGAGCGTAGGCGATGACGAGGATGACAATCAGCCGCCAGTCCGCTTGATACAGGCCGACGAGGCAGACGCCCCAGGGAAGGACCATCAATCGGGCATCGCGCCATCGGCCGGCGTGATACTCGAGGGCCGTTCGGAATGGATGGTCGGTGATCCGATCCCATTCTGCGATGCCCGTTGATTCGGCCGGTCGTCGCGCAAGTGCGATGATCGCCGGCACGACCAGTGCGATCAATGGCCACGGGGACCACAGCCAGAGTGCAGCGCAGATCGGGGCTGTCTCTCGGACCGAACTCGCACACGCGATGACCAGTAGGCCGGCGACCATCCAGATCGGCTGGCCGGTGACCATGAGGCTGACGCCGAGCATCGTGAGGGCCGTGGCCGGTAGATCGACCTGTACCGGGATGCTGACTTCGGGTCCGAGGATCCCAGGAAGCCCGAGGAGTAGTCCTCCAGTGAGGATCGCCTGGGCCGGCGTGAGACCTCGAGCGAACGCCCAGCCGACCGTGCTCATCCCGAGGACGACCCACGACGTGAGCCAGACAGCCCACCAGAGCCTCAGATTCGTCCCACAGAGCGCCGGGAGCGCCACCCTGAGATGGAATGGCCGGGTGACCTTCTGGCCGTCTCCAGCGGCTAAATACCGCTGGGCGTCAGGACCCAGTCGCCTGGGCATTCTCAGCGATCCCGATCCGATCAAGCCGGTCGTAGAACCGTTCATCGACCCATGCCTGCTTGAGGTGGCTGATGCTCACGCCTGTGTGGACGTGGACTGGGATGTTCAACGCGCCAGCCCTCGAGCAGAACGAGAGGTCTTCACTGATTGAGGTGTTGAGACTCTTATTCCAGACCGGCGAATACCAGGTGTTCCCGTATTCCGCAGCGATCTTTTCGAAGACGGAACGGTGAATGATCAGGAAGGCTGATCCGGTGCCGGCGCACTGAGTGACTTCGCCTCGTTCCCAGTCGACGCGCGTGTAGAACCCTTGCTGGCCGTTCTCCATCTTGACCCAGTCGAAGATCGTTGGGGCCGGCTGGACGAGGTAACCGCCGATCTGGTCAATGGCGATCTCGCGCATGGCGAAACAGAGTCCACCCATGATGGGACGTTCGATGGGGTCGGCGGCCTCGAGAAGCCGGTCGACACTGTCGGCAGCGAATCCCATGTCGGTGTCGACCCAGAACAACCAGTCGGCATCGCATTGAGTCAGGAATGCGTGGACGGTGTCGTTGCGTGCCTGGATGATGCCGCCGGTTCCGTACTTGGTGGCGAACCAGCCACCGCCGATGACGTGCTGGTTATGGGCGAGGTCGTAAGAGATCAGCGACTGCATCGACTGATGCCAGGAATGTGCGACCTCGGTGCCGTGCACATAGGCGACGGCGACCTTGACAGGCTTCGAGGTATTGGCTGCGGTCCTCGCGCGCCGGCTCGACTTAGCCACGCTTGGTCGCACGCTTCTCGCCCGGTGCCTTCGAGGCTTGCTCGATCACGGGCTGGAAGGGGACGGTGCGTCGGATGCGTTCAGGCTGGGCTCCGAAGAGATCGGGCCGGGCCTTCACGAACGGGTCACCTGCCGCCCACGGTTCGCCCTCAACGATTCGAACGATGAGTCCGGTCGCCGGGTCAGTGGTGGAGCAGGTCGAGAGTGCGAACACGATGGGTTCGGACATCTGTTTCCTCCGGGTATCCGGTCGCCCCGACTGGCAGCCAGCAGTCGGGGCGACCGAAAGGGGTGGGCTGCTGGCTGCACTAGATGAAGAACCTAGACGAATCGCAACTGTTCGTTGGTCGCCGATGTTCCCTTGCGAATGTTACACAAGAAATGAGCAGTCGCCACGTTCGCTGCAATGTCCTGGCCGCCCAACGACAACGGCACTAGGTGGTCGATCGTCGCACCTCGTGCTGACGAACGCTTAGATCCACGATCGACTGGCTCGTTGCACAAGTGGCAGATCCACAAATCGCGTTCGAAGATGTCGCGATCGATGTAACTCTCGGCCGACGGCTTCCCGCGTCCACGCATACGCACACGGCCCCAGTGCCGATTGGCACATTTCTTTGAACACCATCGAGCGGACGGATGGCGACCAGTGAATGATTCACCGCACTCATCGCACGCAACCGTTCGTGTTGCCATTCTCGGTGCTGAACCAGCAGCACGTCGTAGTTCATACGCAGCCTGGGCACACCAGTTCGTGTAGCAGTAGATGCGATTGCGATTGCGTGGCGAAAACTCGGAACCGCAATGCACGCAGAGCCTCATGATTGAGGTGCGTAATGGCTGCAAAGAACGACGAGTACGACGATTGTGATGTCGTTGTCTGCATCGCTCCGAGCAGAACCGGCGTGGGCGACCCCGCCCCGATTGGGGGACGAGGTCGCCACACTCCGGGCACGATGAGTTCAGATCAGAATGAACTGAACTCAGTGTCACTGATTCTGCAACAGCCTGAAGCCGAGGTCGTTCACGCTGTCGAAGCCGTGACGGGCCGTGGCGAAGAACCCACGCTGGTTGGTGGGCCGGCTGTTCGTCGCACCGAAGAGGTGGGGGATCAACTCGACCGTCATGCCCGCGCGCTGCGCGATCACGAAGTTCGAGAAGTCACCGACGACCAGGATGTTCGCCGCAGCGGTCGTCCCCGTGAACTCGGGGGCGTAGTCCGTCGTGTAGACCGGACGACCGAACAGCGTGCCGATGCCACCGGCCGAGAGGTCGACCGTGTAGTACGAGCCGGGACCGCTGGTCGCGAACCCACGGACCTCGTTCTCGACGTCGGTGTGCATGATCCACGACGCGTTGGCCCGGTACCGCTCGGGGAGCGACTTCCAGACCTTGAGGACGTCGACGGCACCGAACGAACCGTCGGTGGTCACCACGACCTCGACGTTGGTGTTCGCGTCGAGGGCCGTGAAGATGCCGGTCGGGGAGGCCGAGCCCGAGCCCGTGATCGTCTGCGACGCCACGAGGTCGATGTAGCCCTGGTCGAGGAGGGCACGCATCTCGGAGGCGAAACCGACGTAGTCAGCGCCGATCTCGGCCGAGAACGGGATGAAGCCACGGGCCGTGTAGACCGGCACGTTCGGCTGGGCGAGGGTCGGAGCGTCGTCCGAGACCTCGGTGCCCTCACCGTCGTAGGACCACGAGACGCCGGCCGACGAGACGCCCTTCCACTCGTCCGTGGTGATCGTGATCACACGGGCGAGGTTGAGCACCGGAGCGGCAGCCGCGCCGCTCGTGGTGATCACGGAGGGGTCGATCAGCACCGGGATCGCGAACCCTCCGGCGGTGTCGACGCCCTCGCTCATCGCACGGAACTCGTTGATCGCACGGACCTCGTCAGCGTCGAACGCCGGCACCGACTGGGTGATGGCCTTCGCGAACGCCGACCGGTAGGCCGGGGTCTCGGTCGCCAGGATCCGGCGGGCGATCTGAGCACCGTCGGTGTAGGCGTTCTTCGTGCGGAGGAGACCATCGACGTGGTTCTCCTGGTGGACAGCGAGGCCACGGCCCTCGGTCTCGAGGACCTTGAGGGCGGCGTCGCGCAGTTCACCGCGAGTGGCGGTGCGGAGGTCGAGCGCCGACGGCTCGACTCGCTTGAGGATGGTCGGGCTGTCGATGCCGGCGTGACGCTCGGTCGCAGCGGCCTTCGCCGCCTCGATGCGGGCGGCACGGGCCTCGAGGTCGTCGAGTTCAGCCTTGCGGGCCTCGAACGCCTCGAGCGCGGCCGACAGGGCCTCGTCGTCCTCGGGGGTGATGTCGTCGATCTCCGAGAGCCGGACCACGGTGGACCGGATCTCCTCGACCTGGGCACGGAGTTCGTGCAGGTTCATGGGGTTCTCCTCAATCGAGGTAAAGAGCCA